GAAGCCGAGTATGGAGTCCTAACAGTTGAGTAAATCCTAAAAGATTGATAAGTAAACCAAATAACATTATCCCAACAAGTAAAAGTGTTGAAGATGCCATGAAAAACTTACAAGAGTTACCACATAGACAATTAGACGCTAGTTACTTCCAAGAACAAAACGATTTTGAAAGACAAATACAATGATTAACATTTACAGTTGATACTAATAACTCATCTAACCAGCAATGATTAACCAATACGGCTACTTGAATAAGGATAAAGTTCTTTGAAAGTAATGTGGTTATAGACGAGGTTAGAAAACACTTTGAAGCTTGATTAGAGAGATTGGCTTATAAACTATTACAAGAGATAGCAGAAAACGCAGATGAGAATATAACCATTAAACAACTTGATGATAGCTGATTCCGAGAGATAAATAAAGAAGCTATTATTGACTCATTAGATAAATTTGAAATTAAAATAGAAAGTTGATCAAGTTCTTATGATACACTAGAGAACAGAAGAGAAGATGCTATAGCTAAATTCAATATCTGAAAACAAGCTATGGAGATGTGAGTACAGGTTAATAGTGAAGAATTGTTTTTAGATACTTTGGGTACATTTGAATGAATACAGCCTAATAAGTATATAGTAAAACAACCATTATGAATGCCAGTATGAATAGGTTGATGACAAATACCAATGCCACAACAGACACCAACTTGAGCGGCAGCTATAACAGAACAAGTAGCTAAATGATGATTAACGGCATGACTTTAAATTATAACCAATATATATGAATTTATTTGATTTACTCAAAGAGGACAACTCTAAAAAGAGATACTACACAGAGAAATCTGATGCTGAGAAATACTTTATAGAGCAGAAGATAGCTATTGATTGAATAAAAAACACTAAATGATTTAAAGAGATTAGAGATTACCGACAAAGAATAGTAGTAGCATGTAATGAGAGATTGAGAACAATAAAAACTGAAGAGATTAAAAGAGTACAAGGAGAACTAGATATAGCAATGTGATTCTTAAACTTCTTAGACAGCATCCTTGCAGAAGAACTGACTAAAGAGGATTTAGATATTTTAAATTCTTAATAAAACAAACAAATGGAACAAGACAACAAGTCACTCCAACCAGATGGAGCAGGCAATGACACTCCAAAAACATTTAACGTTAAAATCTGAATGGATGCTAACGGTAACCCTATTATGCAGGAAGTATCTGAAGACGAACTACTTAATGGTTATCTAAGACAATCAGACTTAATAGTGTAGGTCTTTAATAAGAGAAATCTTATTTCAAAACCTTGTGAACACGGGGAAACACCTTATTGAAAAGGTCAATCCCGTAGGAAGTATTTATTATTTAATCTCCAAAAGAATGGAAAAAGATTTAATAAGTCGTGAAAGAACACGATTCAAAGAAGAAGAAGACATAATCAGAGAGACTTACACAGAAAAAACTGATTATGAGTTAGCAGAACAATTATGAAGAACCTTTAGAGCCATAAGAACAAAAAGACAAAGAATGTGATTGTTTTTATACTTTCAAGAGGACTCTACTCCTATCAAAAATGAACTATGGAAACAATTTGATAAGAATTTAGAGGTAAGCAATAAATGAAGAGTAAGAAAAGATTGAAACAAATTTCTTAAACTTCATATTCATAAGTCTTGATATGTTATAGTTAGTGTAAATGGTATAAATAGATATTTACATACTATAATATGGGAATGATTTAATTGAATTATTCCAGAGTGATTAGAAATAGACCACAAGGATTGTAATAAATTAAACAATTCATTATGGAATTTAGAATCAGTAACTCACCAAGAAAACATGAAAAGAGCTTATAAAAATAATTGTTGGACTAATATGTTTGGAAAATAAACCTCTAACGACTATCCTGTGATGGGAGTACACTCAAGCGAGTGGAAGTGCAAGGAACCGTAACATATAATGATGACGGTTAAGATATAGTCTAATCTGCATAGTAATATGCAGCTGCCTAAATAGGCGGGTATAGCATAGCGAGCTATTACTGAATAATAATGACACACGTAAAACACAAGAAATCGCAGAAGAAAGGAAAACATTAAGCAAAGCACCAGACGCAGGATACAAATGAGATCCTAATGATGATGAAGCAGTAGATGCTTATCTAAAGTCTAAAGGTTATGCTAAAGCTGATATGGTTGAAAGTCTTATAGAGAAAAAGTTACAATGAATAACTAAATCTCAACAAGATGAACAAACTATACAAAGCTTATTATTGTCTAATCCTAACCTAAAGCAATTTGAGTGAGCTATCCGCAAGATAGCAGCTACTGATAACTCAGCAATAGAGGATATAGTAGTAAAGTACGGCTTTTCAAGCCACGACAAATTATCTAAAGCAAAACAGCGTGATATTGTATGATGAGCTAACAAATTAGAATCAGACCAGCCTAAACCAGTTTCAGAATGGACTAAGGAAGACCGAGCTAAATTTGAAGCACAAGCAAAGAAATCGCAATTTAGATAAAAGTCATTTATTTTAACATTTAAAATTATTTATAAAAATGGCAAACTCTGAGATATATATGGATTTTGATTTAAACCCTAATATATCCGTTAGTAACTATTGAAATATATTTGATAAAAGACTTAATAGGCATCGTAGTTTAACTACTTGTCATATAGGTAATACTTATTATCAATATGTTGATATTATTGTTGCTGAATGAAAAAGAAAATTTGCTGTTCATAGACTAGTAGCATATATATTTCTGTGATTAGATATATTTGACTCTAAGCAGTTTGTTATGCATTTAGATGATAACTGACTTAATAATAATGTAAATAATTTAGAGGTTTGAGATAACAGTCTTAATGCTATTGATTCAGTTAATAAATGAAGATGGAATTCTCCAGAATGAGAAAATCACTATCGCTGTAAACTAACCGATACTGAGATAGAAACAATCAAATTATTATATTCTAAATGAGGTATCGCACAACGACGTATATGAGAAATATATTGAGTATGACAAGACCATATATCTAGAATTATTAATAATAAGGTTAGAAAAAATTAATTATTTTATTATTTAAACAATTATTTAAATGGCTAATAGTTTGAGTGCTTCTTTTCCAGAGATACGAGCTGGAAAACAGCAAACAGAATTCTTCAAGCAAAATGTTGCTATGAAAATCTGTCAATTTGAAACAGGTCTTGAATGAAAAAAAAGATGAGACACTTTAAACAGAACTTACTCTTCAATGTCTACTTATGTTGATCCTTATGTTAGAGGAACAGCTATGTCTATTGAAGATCTTACTGATACTAACGAACAGTTGGTTATCAATGCAGAATATGCAAAAGGTTTTTACGTTGATGAACATGACAATTTACAAGATGCTTATTCAGCAGCTTTGGAATATGGTAAAAAATCTTGAGAATATTTATCAAACCAAGTTGATGCTTTGGTATTATGAGAAGCTTTAAACGCTGCTTCTACTGTTACTGTCGGTACGCTTGCTACAACTAATATCGTTTCTTCTATAACTGGTGCTAATAAAGCATTAGCTAAGAAAAACGTTATGAGTAAAGACAAATATGCTGTTATTTCTCCTGAATTTGAAGAAATATTAGTACAATATGTTGAAAATAAAGCTACAGTTAAATGAGACCAAGTTGGTATGAATGGATATATTCTTACTTGGATGTGATACGATTTCTATGTATCTAATCAATTGACTTCTACAGCTAACCTAGAATTAGCACAAGATGTAACAGCTGATGATACAGTTACAATAGCTGGTGTTACATTTACTTTTGTTGCTTCTATTGGTACTACTGCTGGTAATGTATTAGCTGGTGCTAACGCTGCTGCTTCAAGAGTTAATCTTGCTGTTTTAATCAACGCTCCTGCAACTACTACTTCTACTTGAGTTGCTTTGACTTGAGAAGATCTAAAACTTATTAGATCAAGAGTATCTGCTGTAAACAATATATCAGGAACACAAGTTGAAGTTAAAGCTAAATGAGTTGGTGTATTAGATGTATCTGAAACACTTACACATGCTTCAAATATATGGACTGCTGCAGACCAATTACAACACAACTTATTCTGAGTTAAAGGTAACCCTTACCTTATTATACAAAGAATGCCTAAGGTTGTTGAAAGACCAGTACAAGACAAAATGGGTTCAAACTACTTGAATACTGTATTGTTTGGTTACAAAACTTTCAGAGACAATTCTTATGCTATGGTTGATGTTACAATTAGATGTGATGCTTTCA